TTACTTGCTCGCCTGCTTAATGATCTGATCCGCGCCGGTCGCAGCAAGGCCGGAAACAATGCCCACGGCCAGGGCGGTCAACGGATCAGTGGCAGGGAAGTCCGGCACGTTGATGTACATGGCGGCCAGACCCAGCAGGCCGCCAAGCGCGCCGCAGATGGACGGCAGCCACTTATTTGCCAGTGGGGTCTGCTTGACAGCCGTTGCGGCCAGGTAGCAGATAACAGTGATGCAGGCAACGGATGCGATGCCAAAAGATGCAAAATCCATGTTAGTCCTCCTTGATTTTGATGCACTCATTGTGCATCTTTTTGTAGGCGTCAAGGTACATTTCGCCCTTGTCGCCGTTGTAGGTAATCTCGTAGTACATCCCGTCGGGAATGGTGGTAGAAATCAGCGCCTTGTTGTTTTGCAGGGTCTTGCTCGACCACACAACGAACGTATCCTCGGCGGTCAGCTCGAAGTTGTCGGTGACATCAACATGGCGGTTGAAGTAGTCCACAACGGCGGCAGTGGCCCGCTTGATAAACTCGGCATTGCTCATTTTGATTTATCCTCCTTACTCGGCTTCGATGCGGATGGGCAGCGCCTTGGCCCGTTTATAGAGTTCCGTGCCCGTTCCGTTGCCACCCTGACTGTGGTAGCTATCATATAAGTATTTCAGATTGTTCAGGTCATCCTCGGTGACGTACCCGCGTTTGATGCACAGGCGGCACATCTGATAAATCCGATCATGCAGCACCGCCAGATTCCCCGCGTGTAGGTCATCAACCGTTTTGCCCATCGCAGTCAACTGCCCCTCCACAGCATCCAGCCGGGGAGTGATTTGCTGAATCTGTATTTTAAGGGAGCTGATTTCTGCGTTCTGGGCTTCTTCGGGGGCTTTGTGCTTTTTCCATTTCGCCAGCAGGGTATCCCATGCCTTGTCAATGGCTGTAAATGCCGTAGCTACGGCGACGATGGCTGTCACGACCTGCCACGGGGAAGTGATGACGATGTTCCACGGCTGCATCGGATTTACACCTCCACGATAGGGATGCCGTAGGCTACGGCGGCATCATGCTCAATACGGCACCCGCGATAGTCCTGCCAGCCAGGGGCGAACACCGCAAAATCAGCGGTGCCCAGCAGCTTGAGGCTTTTGCCCAGATACCACAGCGGCGTTGCGTCAGTCGGGGCGCTCTCAAAAAAGGATTTGATGACCTCGATTTCCTCATGGGTTTTCATGTGCACATCAGCAGTCAGCACCTTGCGCTCTTTGAGGATTTCCTCGTCGGTCTTGCCGCGCATCGGCTGGGAGATAAACAATTTTTTCACCGTATCACCCCTCCACATACTCGGCCTTATACAGCCCTGCATCAATCAGCTGCAGCTCTGCACACTTACGCATGATGTACCAGGCATCGCCGCTGGATACCGGCCCAACGTCCAGCATCCACTGGTTGCCATCCGCACAGGTTTCGCGGTACAGGCCAGCGGAGATAAGCCCCAGCCCCTCGCAAAGGGCGCGGATGGTATTGCGGTCGCCGCTGGAGATACGGCCAATGGTGATCTGCTGCTTGTCCAGCTTGTTGGGGGTGGTATCCTCCGGTGTGGGCGCGGTGTGGCCCTGCAGGCCCGCCTGGATCATCAGCTGCTCATAGTCCTTATAGACCCGGTTGCAGTCCAGGCTGGTGCCGTAGCCGGGGATGCCCAGGGCGTTGCGGCTGGAATACTGCCAGATGCCATACGGCAGCGGGCAGGTGCAGGCATTGCCGTACTGGGCAACCCAGATATCATATTTGGACAATGCCTTGTAGTCCAAGCGGTTGCGGATAAAATTGCGGCTGGCATACAGGATGCCGTAGTATCCAGCCGCCTCGACCTCGCCCAGGAACGCCGCCACCAGTGCCGTGCGCTGCGCATTGGTCAGGCGCAAAATGCACGGCTCATACTCAATGTCATAGGCCACCGGCAGGCACAGGTGCTTGCCCTTGATCGCGGCCAGGCAGCAGCGGGCCTCCTGCCGGGCTTCCGCCGGGGAGCTGGCATAGCTGTACCAGTACACGCCGTACTGGATGCCCAGCCGGGCACACTCAGCCGCGTTGCGCTCAAACTGCGGGTCAACCTGGCTGCTGTAACGGCCATACCCGGCACGCAGCATGGCGTGGCGGATGCCCTTGTTATAGGCTGCCTGCCAGTCAAATTTGCCCTGGTGTTTTGACACGTCGATTGCATAATACATGTATTCCACTTCCTTCATGTTGTGCGCTACGCTGCTGTAGCTGCCCAATTTTACCGCGCCGCTGGCCGTACTGAAATCGTTGTCCAACCAGTTCAGTGGGTTGGTGCGGTTGCCTCTCCACCGCACTTCAAAGTGCAGGTGTGCACCGTAACAGTTGCCGGTATCGCCGCTGTAGCCGATCAGCTGGCCTTCCTGCACCTGTTGGCCCTGGGCCACGCAGAGTTTGCTCAGGTGGGCATACAGGGTTTCGAGGGTGCCATACTTGTAGGTCGTGTGGCGCAGCTTGACCATGTTGCCATAGCTGTTGATGTCCCCCTGGGTGCGCTTGCCGTTCCAGCGGTATGCGATTGCAACCGTGCCACCCTCTGCGGCGTACACGGGGGTGCCAACGGCTGCGCGGAAATCCAGCGCCCGGTGCAGGCTGCCGTCATTGTAGAGCCAACCTGCGGTGATAATGTGCTGGGCCAGGGGCCAATGCAGCAGGGCTTCTTCATTCTTCAGCCGCATTTTTATCCTCCTTATTTTGTCCTCTTCCATATCCATACCGATAAATAAGGCGGCATGTTGTTGTGGGCTGCCCCGGAACCGCCGGAGGCGACTGTTACGGTTTTGGATTCCCAGTTCGGAATACCCCAGCCACTTGATTGCGTTTGGACATACGCATCCGCAGAGCTTCCGGTTTTGGAGCGTATTACGTTGCTTCCGTTGGTCACAGACAGCGAATAATTCGGTAGCTCGCTTTGTGTAAGCTTATGGGTGAATTCGCCCCCAGTGCTACCTGCGGGATAACTGCTGGAAGCAGCAAACAGGAAAGTATCAGATATTCTTTCCCACGTGCCACCAAATAGATTTGCCGGGCTTGTACTGTTTACGCTCATGTAAATGCTGCCAATCGGCCAGGCTGCAAGTTTTGCTTCCGCGATGGCCGCATTCACCGCCGCCGGTGTTGCTGCAATCCCACCACTGGTTGAACTGGTCGAACTGGTCGAATCGCTCAGCTTCACGCCGCCCGTGGTCGAAGCATTACCTGTCGGCAGTGTGTACTTGGTGTCGGTTGTTGGCGGTGTATACCCCAAAGCACTTGTCACGTTCGCCTTTGTCAGGCTGATCGTACCGGAACTCACCGTGATGTTGCTCCCGATTTTCACACCGCCAAGGGTTGAACTGGTAGCATTCGGCAGTGTATACTTAGTATCCGTTGTCGGCGGTGTGTATCCCAAAGCACTTGTCACGTTCGCCTTTGTCAGGCTGATCGTGCCGGAATTCACCGTAATGTTACTCCCGATTTTTACACCGCCAAGGGTTGAACTGGTAGCGGCAGGCAGCGCAGGGGTACTGGAAGAGGCCGGTGTCATATAGATCTGGTTGCTGTTCAGCGCTCCTTCACTCTTAGCATTATCATACTGGGCTTGCGTCAGGTAGTTGATCACCAGGCTGTCCAGCTTTATATCAGTTGCCATAATCATATACCTCTCGTTACAATCGCGCTGATCGTCGTCAGTCCACTCGGCAGGCCGGAGAGCTTGCCGTTGCTGATGCTTAAGCTCAGATTGGTGCTGCTTGGGCTGCCGTACATGGCGCTCTTGTGGTACCTATCACCCTCAAACGCGATCAGGCTCGTACTCTGCCCGCCCCAGCCGCTGGAACTGGTCATGGTGCCGTAGCCCCAAATCTTGATTGCCCCGTCAGTGCGCTTAAAACTAACGCTGGGGTTGGTGTCCGTAATGGCATAAGCCTCCACATTGTTATTGCCACTGCCGCCGGAACTCCCGCCGCTGGCATAAGTTCCGGTCACACCAAAAATGCTCACACCGCTCTTAATGTTCCCGGCCACCAGGTTTGCATCGCCCTTGATTGTTTGTGTCCCGCTCAGGTATTGCCCAGATGCAATGCTCTGGTCGGTTGTCTTCGGGATGTAAGTTGCTGCGTTTTTTTTGGTCACATCACTGCCAATATAAGTGCTCGATATCGCATTCACGGTCACTTTGCTCAGTCCGTCATATCCGCTGTCCGGGCTTACTGTCTGGGTGCTTTCACTGGGACTGACCGCTTTGCTCTGCAATTTTACGCCGCTGGAACCACCACTCACAAAGCCGCCTTGCATGTCAACGGCATTGCTGCCTAAATACACACCCATGCAACTGTCACCACCTTCTGAGCGTAACGTTTGTCGCGCCAACGCTGGCTGCCGTTATGTCAATGGTTTTTGCGCTGCTGCCGTCCCATGCGCCCTGACTGGTTCCGTTCAGTTTGATGGTCAGGCTGTTATTTAGTTTTTCGGCGCTCGTTGCGGAGCCGCCCGCGTTGCTGGAACCGGCATAGTTTGTGGTTCCGGTGACTTTGGCCCCTGTGGCACTGTGGGCAATTACCCCTTTCGGCAGGTCGGCAGCCCGCACCGTATCGCCGGTCAGGTCGAGGACAACGGCATCATTGATAACAACCTTGTTTACGGCCATGCTCAGCCTCCGATCGTCAACGTCTGGCCGCCAGCCGCATTATCAACGTATGTGGCCGGGATCGCCTGCACAGTAACTTGAGACAGGCAGTTATACGCTTTGTCGGGCAGCACAACCTGCTGCTCAAAGGTCGGCGTAACGCTCTTGGCCTGCGGCTTCATACCTTCGCTTCCGCTCATAGAGCCTTTCACGCCCAGGACCGTAACGCCCTCGCGGATATTTGTGGGCACCAGCTTGGCCTGTTCGGTCGCTGCGATGGTCACCCCGCCTGCGCCATCGTGGAAGCCCATGGGGATGGTGTACTTACCAGAAACGGTGCTGATTTCACCGTTGACTTCGCCGTTGTTGGGCATCGTGCCGGTCATTTTAGCGCCACGCGCGTAGAATGTTTTCCCGTTCAAAACCTCCGCCACAGCTGCGGTGGCATCGCTGGTATCCGCGTCTTTTGTGCTGGTGCCGGTAATGGGCGCGCCGGACTTATCGTGTGCCGTGATACCTTTTGCCAGCTTGTCCGGGGTAATGGTATCTGCGGTAAGGTCAAGTTTCGTTTCCTTGCCGATAACAACCTTGTTTACGTATTTATTGGGCATTGTAGTATTCATCTCCTATTATCAGTGTGTAGCCGCTTGAATCGTTGGATACCTCGTACTGCGGTATCTTGCGGATTGTCACGTCTTTCTGCATCAGTTTTTTCGCCGTGGGCAAAACCTGCGCCGTAAACAACGGCGTGATGTCATACGGCCCGCTATACTCCGGCGCACTAACCACTGCGGTGCCGGTCACGTCCACCCGCACGGGTGCCGCTCCGGCAATGCGCACCGATACGGCGCTCTGTTGAGCCACTCGCACCTGGATCATGAGCCATCCGCCTCCTGGAATAAGGTCGGGCTCATTTTAAGAGCCAGGATCTCAGTCTGCGGCTGATCAGTGCTGTCCCGTAATGTGATGCGGGTGTCCATGTACAGCGTCTCGCCGCCCATGAATTTGTATGTCTCCGCCCGCGTCCAGGGGATAAGGATGATGTTCTGTCCTTCCTGCCGGGTGCAGTCGTCGGGCCAGACGTTGGTTTTAATGGCCGGGAAGCCTTTGCAGCTCTTCTGTTTGAACACAAATTCGATCCGGCTTACCTCGTCCAGGCTCATGCCGATTTCAACCGGCAGCGCAAATTGCGTTCCCTGTTTCATTCGTTTTTCTCCTCAGCGCCTTAATTCGGCATTTTTTCTTCCTCTGTTTTCGGAGTTTCGATGTTTGCCGCCGCTGCTTCTTCCGCTGCCATGTTCTCGCGCACGGCATTCAAAACGTTCTCCAAAATCAACTCCGTCACGGCAAACGGCAGCGTTGCTTCGTTAATTGCAGCAATAACTTTGCGTTTGCACTCTTTAATGCGTTTGTTGTCAGTCATGGGGCATCCTCCTTACAGCCGCGCGTTTACGGCGTTTTTCAGTGTGACAATGGCGGCCAGAACCTCTTCGTCCAGGGCTACAAAGGACCCCCGGTTGTTCTGGCTGGTGATGTTGCCGCTGTCGTCCAGTTCCATGTAGGTGTAGCTCACTCGCTCACCTTCGGCGGTGGTCACGATTGCTACTGCGCTTAATTTCTTCATATTTCACTGCCCTCCAAATCATCTAATAGTGTATCAACGGCCTGTTTGGCGCCGGTGTCCATGGTCAGCAGGTCAGCTGCGGCATCGGTGCTGGCCTCCTGCGCACGGGCGGCGGTGCTGGCGGCCAGCTCAATGCCTGCCGGATCGCCGGCAGGGTAGCTGCTGTCGCTGCGGTCGGCATAACTGCCCTCGTACCCACGCTGCGCGGCCATGCAGAGCCACGCAAAGCGCTGGCCCGCCGCACCGTGCACAATGGCATACTGGCCGCAATCCTCCGCCCACAGGTGCCCGGTGCCGTCAAGGTCAGTCAGCAGCCAGGCGGGCTGCCCGTACTGGGCGATGGTCTCCGCATAGCGTGGGTCAAGGGCAATCAGGCACCAGCCGTCTGGGCTGCACCGGCCCTTACCCCAGTCCGCAAAGGTCGGCACGGGGGTCTCGAACGCGGCCATTTTCAGCGCGCCGAAGCTGGTAGGCACCACGCGGGATTTGCTGCCCCAAACGTCCAGATTGTGTACATTCAGCTTGCCGGAGACACCCACCCGGGTCGTGTTAAAATCGGCGTCGCTGTCATCGCTGCGGTTGTAGGTGATCTGCATCCCAACGTAAGATGTCGGGTTGAGGCCGTCAACCCAGCCGTACTTAGCGTACTTGCTGCACGCCCCAATGTAGGAGCTACCTGCCTCAGAGTACAGCACGCCGGTCAGGCCGATGCTGCCAGTGTTGATGGTGGCGTACCATGCGATGTGCCGGTTGTCCAAAAATACACGCTCACCGGCCTCGGTGCCCATGCGAATCCATGCGTTGTCCAGGTCGTACACGGTGGTGTAGTTGAGGTTATGCAGCTGCCCGGTCGTAATGTTTCCGCCGTTGATGATTGTCTTGTCCTGGTTCCATGTGCTGAGGTCGGAAAATGTTACCACGCCGGATAGGTTGATCTGTGCGCTGGTGATCTCTGTTCCGCCTGCCGTCAGCTTGATGGTGCTGCTGGTTCCGCTTGTGCTGGCCGTCAGCTTAATTTCGCTCACCGTCTGCTTGATCTCGGTTTTTGTTTCGGTGGTAGTCAGGTAATCGCCGCTGCTGGCCGTCCACGCGGTAGGCGCGTTGCCCATCTGCACCATGGGGTGCATGATGGTCAGATCGTTGGTAACGGTGGCGTTATCGTTGGCTGTGCTTACAAACAGACCGTCTGCATAGCCGTCCGCGGTCGCCGTGAACGTCGCCCAGCGCAGCTTCCAGCCGTTGTCCAGCGCAATGTCCTGCTTCGCATTTTTGAATGCATTGCCGTAATAACTTTTTGTGCCGCTGCTGCTCTTGGTCTCGAACTGCAAAAACAGGCTGTCCGTGCCGGAGTTGAGCTTGTACAGTACGCTGGCGCAGTAGGTCATGCCCTTGGCAATCACCAGCGTTTTGTCCGCGCCAAAGTGGAAGCGGGTGTTCTGCGCCCTATTGGTCGCATGGACGGATTCGCCATCAATGGTGTAGCTGCCCTTTTTGCTCAGGTCATTGCCGCCTGCATCCAGGGTCGCATTGTTCCAGTCATCGGTGCCCGCGATAATATTGTTGCCGCCGGTGATCCGCTGCGTTACCGTCTGAGTAATGCTGTCAGCTTTCTGGTCAATCGCGGATACTGATTCTTTAACGGTTTTGAATTCCTTCTTGGTGCTGTCCAGGTCGTTGGAAATGGTTGTTGTCGTTTCTTCCAGACTGCTGACTTTGGTGCTGATGCTGTCCGCCTTTTGGCTGATGCTGGAGACATCCTTTTTCAGGCTTTCCACCGTTGCTGTGGTGGCGTAATTCTGCAATTTGGTATCAACGGCATCATTGGCAGCGCTGGTAGCGGTGTCCTTCACGTTGGCCGTTACCGTTTCAGTCACGGACTTGGTGACTTCGGTTTTGATCTCGTCAGCGGTCTGGGAAAACAGGCTTTTTGCGCTTTCCTGCGTCAGGTAGTCGCCGCTGCTGGCGTTCCACGCGGTGGGCGCGTTGCCGTATTGCAGCATGGGGTGAAGCAGCTCAAACTTATTGGTGCAGTTGCCATTGCTGTCGAAATCGGCTTTTTTCAAAACACCGTTTTGGCCGGGGGTCCATGTACCACACCGCAGCACCCAGCCGTCTGTCTGCTTAATTTCGAGCTGGTCAGCGGTTTTTATGTAGGCAATGTAATATTTGCCATTATCGCCCGTAAACGTAATGCCCAGCCGCAGCGCATCGGTGCCGGAAATGAGTTTGTACATAACGGACAGACATAGGGTAACGCCTTTGGTGATATGAGCGCTAACAGCGTTGAACTCGAACCCGCGGCTTGTGTTCGCATTGGTAATTGTTGCGCTGCCATCATTGCCATACGCCACGCTACTGTCAATGCCGACATAGTTGGCGTTCTTGAAGCTCTCACTGCCCAGGATCAGGTTGCCGCCGCCGGTGATTTTGGTGTCTTTTTTCACCTCAGAGGAAAGCCCGTCCACCGTTGCTTTCAGGTCGGTGTACTTGCCGGTCAGGTCGCTGGCCTTTACTTCCAGGCCGTCCACGCTGGTCTTGATCTCCAGCATCTTGCCGGTCAGGTTTTTGTAGCTCTGCTCATTTACGGCGGCGGTTCCGTCCCGTGTGGCGTTGCCGGTGGATTCCAGCGTGACCTGCTGACC